GTGAGACAAAATTCACTACCCAAGACGCACCGGACCTTATCGCCGGCGCGGAACCTCGTTGTGCTCGTCATTTCGGGAGATCTCCTCTTTTGGTTGGTTGCTAATGAATCAGGCTCGACGCCAGCGGAAGCGCCGCCAGGTCGACGTGATCGTGCAGCTCTTCGCGCGGAATGATTCCGTCGCCGTCGCCGCCTTCCTCGTCAGCCCAGGGCTCGAGCGCAGACTCGCCCCACCATCGTTCTTGGGCGCACCCAACTGCGTCGACGTAGCGAACGAGGTATTCGGGCTCCGGTAGGCATGACCCGAACCGCGTCTCTAGAACTACTCCGTCCTCGCCCGAGAACAGCTCAACGCCGTCGCCGGGCTCAAATATCGCCCACGCTTTTTGTTCTGAGATTTTGTGGTCATTCATTTCTGATTATCCTCTTGCGTAGCGCGGGAGCCAAAGCTGATTCCTTAATGGAATCCATTCGACTCAACTACTTGCTGATTCTAGATTCTACCACAACGAAAGAGTCGCCGTCAAGGCTCTTGACTACCGGACCGTGGTAGTAGTAAATGAAATGCTCGGTTAACGACTAAAGGTGGAGGCACAGATGAGGCGCACAACCCCTACGTTAGCGCAGGTTGTGAGAGAGAAACGCAAGGAACACGGCTGGACTCAGCCGTTTCTCGCGAAAAAGACCGGCGTCGGTCAGCGCACCATTTCCAAGATCGAGGGTGGCAAGCAGTACGACTTCAGAACGATAGATTGGCGTCCGCTTGCCGACGCGCTAGACATTCCTCATGGGTATTTTCAGCGGCTGCTTGATGAGGGCGCCGTTAAGATTCGAGCCGACAGACAGCGTCTTATACAGTCCGGGCGGCGCTACGTTCGGCGCGTTAACAAGAAGAAGCGGCAGCACCAGCCGCGGGTTTGACTCCTACCAATCTGTTGTGGTAGAATCGTGGGTTATGACGGACAAGTTAATTTCCATCGCCCCGCGAGGCCTATCGCGCTCACTGGCGGCCGAGTATGTCGGCGTCGGCGTGACCCTATTCGACGAGCTTGTCGCCGGCGGCGCCATGCCGAAGCCGTTCCCACTCGGTCGCCGCCGGTTATGGGATCGGCGCGCTATAGACAGCGCGATCGACAACCTGGTCGCCGACAACGACAACACCGCCGGCGAGATAGGATTTAAGTGATGCCCGGCGTTCGCTTGCCCCGCTATGTGATATCTCAGCGAGTCGGCGGCCGTCTGTATCATTATTTTCGCAAGCGCCGCGATCGGAAGATTCGAATCCGAGGCGAGCCGTGGTCGGCCGACTTTATGACGTACTACGCCAGGCTCCTCGCCGACGAAGGAGTCGCCATTGTAGCCGAGCGGAAGCCTTCGACCGGCACGCTCGGATGGCTCGTCGAGGAATACAAGCGGTCGGCAGACTTCGGACGGCTCGACGAACGCACGCAGCGCACGCGATCGGGAATCCTCGCTGCCGCCATCGCAGAGACGGTCGCGCCCGACTCTGCGATGTTGTTTCACGACGTGCCGGTCGCGAAGCTTACGACCAAGGGCGTTCGAGTATTGCGCGACCGCAAGGCCGACAAGCCGGAAGCCGCTAACAATCGCGTCAAAGCTATTCGTCGGCTACTAGCGTTCGGCGTCGCGTATGAGCACGTCGACCGCAACGTCGCGCGTGACGTGCCGTATTTCTCAAGCGGGTCGCAGGGATTCCACGCATGGACTCTCGACGAGGTCGAGCGGTTCGAGGCGGCGCACCCGCTCGGCAGCAAGGCCCGCCTCGCGCTCGCACTCCTACTCTATACCGGCCAACGCCGGAGCGACGTTGTCGCGTTCGGTCCCGAGAGCGTCCGTGACGGATGGCTCGTGTTCGTTCAGCATAAGAACCGGAACCGAAAGCCGGTCGCGCTCGAGATCCCGATCCGGCCGGAACTGCAAGAGGCGATCGACAGAGCTGATCTTGTCGGCGCCGAAACGTTTCTCGTAACCGACTACGGCCGGCCGTTCACATCGAACGGATTCGGCAACAAGTTTCGTGACTGGTGCGATCAGGCCGGCCTGCCGCACTGCAGCGCGCACGGCCTGAGGAAAGCCGCGGCGACTCGCCTCGCCGAGAACGGCGCGACCGAGAAGCAAATTGCCGCAATCACCGGCCACACAACACTTAAAGAAGTCGAGCGGTACACCCGCGCGGCGAATCAGCGTCGGCTCGCCGGCCAGGCGTTCAAGCTGGGAGTCAAGGATAATGAATCGAACGACTAGGATTTGCGCCGTCGTTCTCGGTGCCGCTCTTGCTGGGTGCCAGACAATGCCGGCGGCGCCGCCCGACTGGACAACGCCGCCTCCGACCGGATACCGGATCGACGGGCTAATGATGCTGGACCGTGACGAGGTCGATATTATCGACGTCGAGTCCGATCAGCTTCGCCATCCGTCTGTTTGCGGGACATGGGCCGAGGGCGTCGCCCTTGCCTGCGCCAGGCTCCTCGTTCCCGAACTGGGCGGAGGATGCGTCATCTACACGACGACCCGAGAACGATGGGTGATCGAGCATGAGCTGGCCCACTGCGCCGGCTGGCCGGCCGACCACAGAGAGGAGTAACGACCGATGCCGACTTTCATCGCCGGTGAATGCTTGCCCAAAGGACTAATTGTCGCCGTTGGCCAAGACGGATTCCTTAGGTTAGCAGTCCCCGGCGACAACCCACTCGGACGAATGGCAGAGACGGCGCCTAAGGGCGCCCGCATCGTTTGGGATCCGCCGGGAGTCTTTAGTGTCGAACCGATGTGAGTCCCAAACGCGGACTCGAACCGGCTCGCCGCCATTTGCGCTGTACCACGAAACGGAATCCGGCAAGACTTAGTGGAGTCTCGGCTGTACCATTTTTCACGGTAAGGTGTTGAAATTGTTAATTAGTGGGAGTCCTCTCCTGGGCACCACGTCACTCGTAAGCAGTTGATTTTCCTTACCTCTTGTACCAATCAGCCGGCCGATCGGTCGGCGGCTGTACCATTTTGTTTACGGTTCGGCCTCAATCGGCGCTTGACACGATACGCCAAGTTGGCGTAGGGTGATTTCAGCAAGAGGGAGATTCGACCGATGACCGACAAAACAATCGCCGCAAGCTACAGGAACGGATCCAGACGATACTACGAACTGTGCAGCCGCCAGCCGACCAAATGGCTTGTTGAGTGCCTGGCAAACCCGAGCGCCCACCAAACCACCAGACACCTCGCGCTGATTAAACTCGTGCTGCGCCACCGTAATGACGAAGCGAGCCGGGCTTAGGCCCGGCGACCGCCGATAGGAGATTCGACCGATGACAACCAATCGCCCCGCCGATATCCAGCTGCCGAAAGGCTGGACATGGGAGCGCGTCGAACAAGAGCGCACCAAATGGGATATCTCCGACAACATGGTGCCAGTTGCCTTGGCGCCGGGCTGCGTGGCTTGGGGAACAATCAACAGCGTTCGCACTCACCGCGACCTTGAACCCGCCGTCCACATTGGCGCTTGACACGATACGCCAAATTGGCGTAGGGTGATTTCAGCAAGAGGAGATTTCGACCGATGTTCACGACAACCAAATATGAGATCGCCGCCGTTCATTCGGATGGCCGCAAGGTTCTGATCGGCTACATTCCGTGGAGAGACTTGCGCGGCGTTACAGCGATGATCAAGGGAACTCACGGCGACGACGGCTGGCATATTGCCTTCACCGGCCGCAATGAGACCTCCTTCGCGATCGAGCCGCGCAAGGGATATCAACGCGACCTCGAGGCCGCCGAGGATCGCCGCGCGGCGCAACATGAGGCGGCGCAAGCTGAGATCGAGGCGCGCGCCTGGAACGCCGCTAACCGAGACTAAGAGGAGATTCGACTGATGCAAGTTTCAATCGCACAAACGATACGAGTGCCGCGACTCTTTTTCCGCGACCACGCCGAGCGCGACCTGCCGACTCCCGACATTGCCCGGCAAAACCACCGGCACGTTTGGATCGATCCCGCTGATCCGTACGCGCCTGAGCTACTGAACGACGCGCGTTACTACGTCGACGTGCTCGGTATGGACTTCCACAATATGCACGCGATCCGCGAGTCGGCAAGGTGGACGGTTCGCGCGCTTGAGTCCGCCGGCGTGACTGACGGCGACGGCGCAGTCGAACGAGCCGCAGAACTTTGGAACAAGAGGAGCTAGAAAATGCACACTTTCAAAAAAGGCGACAAGGTCGTCGTTCTCAATACGACAATGTCGGGAACCGTTATCGTCGAGGGTCGCGCGACAATCTTTCGCGCCGTGCCCGACGTCGAAGAACAATACGTCGTCGACTTTGGTGACGGTTCCGGTTTCGTCGAGCGGTTCGTCGACCCGCTGGCGCAAGACGACGCCGGGCGTTACGTCGCTGGCCTTAACAACAGGGTCGCATGACCCCCGCCGAATACCTCGAGCACCTAAGCCGGCTCGGCCTCACTCAAGAGGCCGCCGGCGAGTTCTTCGGCGCCTCGAAGCGAACGGGCCAGCGGTGGGCGGCGGAGGGCCCGCCTCTGGTCGTCGCCGCCCTGTTACGATCAGGGTTGAGCCTCGACAAACTAGACGAGATGCTAGGGTAAGGTCGGGCCCGGCCGATCGCAACAGGCGCCCATCGTCGGCGGGCCGAAGATCGACGTTAAGCTAATAGGCGTACAGGCCGCCAGGAAGGCCGCTAGGACGGCAGTTATCAAAACGCGAACAATCATGCCACCAACTCGTCTAGGTTGCCGTAAAGGGCTGTTATAGTGTTGTCGTTGGCGATTTCAAGGTCGGCCACCCAATTCATTAGCTCGGACGAATGGCTGGCTCCAATGACTCCGGAACGGCCCGCAAGCCGCACGACCAAGCCTCCGAGCCGGCGGGCCGCGCCGGCCTCGTTCTCGAAACGGCAGTCGTCGACGACGACTCTCCCGCCTGCACCGATGATAGGATTGAGGACGTCGGCGACCGTTTCAGACCAAAGACGAATCCAGAAATGCTCGCCGATCAGGTTCCTGCCCCATTCGGTGCCGAGCGTCTGCATGGCGTGACGCGGAGTCTTGCCACAAAGCAGCGGCGTCGGGGCTTCCTTCAGGTCGCCTTCGATCTGCTCTTTGGTTAGGCCGATCGACCTAAGCATTGTTTTGAGCGGCCCGGCAAACTTCACGCGCACGAAGCCGTGCCGCATGCAAAGGTGATCGGCTGCAGTCGACTTACCGGATCCGGCGGGGCCGGTTAGGGCGATAAGGTTAGCTCGCACGGTCAATCTCCCTAATAGCGCGACGGATGGCCAATCTCACGAGTTTAAGTCCCACGATAATTCCCAATAGGAAAAAGACGACGGCGATTAGGATGGATTCAGTCATTTGCTCCTCGCTTTCTGATTTGCGACGTCCTGCCAAATCATGCGGCTGCCCCCATCACGAACGTGTTCGATCGCCTTACCCGGCTCGGCCGTTCGCCAATCCGGCCAGCGCCGCGACTCGTTCTTCGTCTGCTTGGCGACGAGCGCTGAGGCGATTTCCTCGGGCTCAAAGTCGAGTCGCAGGGCGCCGTCTAAGGCAAGTATGACAACGTCGATGAACTCGTTAAGTTCATCGACGGTAGTTTTCGCATTTTCGATTTCGGCAAGCTCTTTCCGAATGTGATCGACAATGCCAGCCGTAGCCTCCCCCGGACCGAACGTCCGTTCGGAAAAATCGCGCTGCCTGCGTAAGTGTTCAACCAGGTCCAGGCTTCTCATGCTGCTTTCTCCTCTTTCTCATTGTCGTTGACGGCGTCGAGGATCGCGACGCGCGACCTCGATACCTCGCCGAACTCTGCGTGATAGGTGATTGCCTGGAGCGACCGGCCCGACAGGAAGCCGGCGCCGTGGTGCCAGGCGTCCTGAGGAATTGGCGCCTGGTGAATCTCGGAAATGACGCCGTGATTCTCAGTCGCGAACTTCGCCGAATGATGAAGATGAAATCCGTGAACGTAGCGGAACCGCGTCGCGCCCCAATCCTCGGCGCGTCGGTGCGCCATGATTGACGGCATTTGGTCGATCTTGACGGTATGCCCGTGGGTCGCCCCGAGCAGCACTCGGCCGAAGCGGTGCCACCAAAACAGGCCGGCGCTTGTGTCGACCTCGACGCGCGGCTCGTTGCGATACCAGGCGTAAAGGAACCACGTCACAGCCGCCGCCGAATGTTCGTCGTGATTGCCGGGGAGGTTGCGAACCAAAACGCGGTCGTGCCGTTCAAGGCATCGGTCGATCGCGAGCACCATCAGGCGCGTCGCGACCTCAAGCACCTTGGCGTGGCGCCCGTCGACCTCGAGGGCGTTGCCGCTCTTTGCCGTCCTGTTGAGATTGTTATCGGAATGCAGCAAGTCGCCGCCGCCAAGCACGATGGCCAGTTCCGACGCGGGCGTCCGTCCGATCAGCTCGTCGACGCCGGCGCCGATGATCCGCTCGGCGATGCTCAAGTCCCAATTCTCGGCGACTTCACGGCCCCAAGCGTACATCCCGACGTGCCAGTCGTTGCACGGAACGAGCGTCAGCAAGTCGGCGGCGTAGCCGGCCGACGGGCGAAGCGGCATTGCGCGCGGATCCGCGGCCGGCTTGAAGTCGGCGAACGCCGCTTTCAGCTGCTCGGCGTAATCGACCGGGTCGCCGCCCTCAGATGTCTTGACCCATTTGTGAATCTCGCGCCCGTCGGGATCGACGAACGCCGAAACTCCCTTCACCCTATGGCCGGCAGGAACCTTGAACGGATCGCCTACGTCGCGAACCTGGCGAACGCTGTTGCCGCGCGGCCCGCTCGTGACGCTGTGGACGCGGAAGCCGGGCATTACGGGGTCGAAGCCGAGGTGCCCAAGCTCTGCGAGACGCGCGCGACGCTTGCGGACAGCTTTCCGCGTGATCCCAAGTATACGAGCGGCTCCGCTGACGGTGCCGGTCTTAGCCAGCGCGTCAACGGTATCGGCAAGCTGCTTTTCGGTGAGTCGAATCGAAATAGTGAGTCTCCTCTAAATGGTCGCGCGACCGAACTCAGAGAATAATGGCCGGCCCGGAGCCCGGTCGCGCGGTCGACGGTCAGTCGGCTGCAGCCGACGCCCGTCGGACTTCGATAACGCGGTCGATGCGCTCATTCATTCGCGAGACGTCTAGTCCGACGACGTGAATCGCATCCATGATTTGTTTTGTTTGCGTGTTAAGGCCGGCCTTCGTGACGTAGGTTTCGGCGACGTGCAGTTTGAACGCCGCAACGTCGTCACGGTTGGCCGACCCCTTGCTCAGTAGATAGCGGGCGAAGGCGCCGATCGATCCGGCGACTAAGACAAACGATCCGATCAGCTCAACGGCGCTTAGTTCGATCATTGGTCGGCAGTCGTCGGCGCAGCCGACTGATTTGGAATACGCCACACGGCCCAACCGCCGACGATCGAAACAAGCAGCTCGACAACGATCGCCTGGAACTCGACAGAAACGTCGACGCCCCACCAGCGGCCGACGAGCGTGGCTAGAGCGGCGACACCGTAGGCGATCAGCTTTGAATATGCCGCCGGGCTGCGAAGCGGGTTTGGCGCGCCGCTGTTGTCGCCGATCAACGCTCGTCCGCTCGCCTGGCGGGCGGACCGCACGGCCTCGATGCCGCGCTGAACCAGCGGCCGGTTCAGAAAAGTTCGGATTCTAGCGAACATGTGGGAGAGTCCCTTAGGTTAATGGTTAACGGCCGACCGCAGCGGCAATCCGCTTCCGGTTCCGCCATATGAGCCACGCGAAGCCGACGACGATGGCCGCCCCTACGCCCCACAGGAGGGCATTATCGGCGATTTCCGCTGGGATGCCCGACGGGTCGGTCGAGGTGCCAACCCCGCCTGTGGCCGCCCCTGTAGCCCCCGCCGCGCCAGACGCTTGCTTACCCCTCCTTGCCTCGATTGCCCTGGCCAGGGTTGCCCTTGTGGCGGGCCCGACCCTTCCGTCGACAACGAGGCCGGATTCAGTCTGAAACTCGCGAACGGCTCCAAGCGTGCCCGGCCCGGCGATACCGTCGTCGTCGCCAGCCCCGAGATAGCCGAGCGCCACAAGTTGCCGCTGATAAGCCCGCACGTCGTCACGGCCGGTCGATACCGACGGCTGCTCCCCGCCGGCGGCGTAGTCTGCAAATTGGATCAGATGGGCCTCAGACGCCCGCCTGTTGGCAAGACCTTGAACGAACGCCCCGCCGGCGGTTACCCGCGTTTGCCTCAAGAGCCTGGCGGCCTCTGAGACGTTCCCGCCGGCAAGCGCGGCGGTCCAGCGGTCGCGAAGTGTACCTGCGCCGGCGTTGTAGGTGACCGACGTCGAACCGTCGGTTTGATGAATCGGCAACTCGCCAAAACGACGAATAACCGGCGGCGCGTACTCCTGATCGAGTAGCGCCTTAAACACGGCGTCGGCGTCGTCGCGCGTGATCGTGTCGCCCATCTTGAGCGAGGCGCCGCGATGCGTCGAGCGCCACCATTCAGCGAATATGTGCGACCGCATGGTGAAGCCGTAGCCAATCGTCACGACGCCGCCGCTGTCGCGGTAGGCGCGCGAGCGGAATCCTTCGTGACGAGCGATAAACCGCACGCCCTGAAATGAAACGATCGCGGTCGTCGACCGCGCCGCCGTTGCGACGTTGCCCATTAAAGTCTCCTGGTGTATGGAAAAGAACTGGACTGGCGACCGAATAGGGTGCCGCCGCACCAGTTAACGAGGGCGCTTGGAGGGCGCTAACGCGGACGCTTCGGCCCAATCCTTAACGGCTTGTGGCGCGTCGGGATCGTCTTTAGCGGCATCCAACTGCCGCGCACGAATGGACTCATGCGCCAGCGCTTCCAACCTCCGCAATTCGATTAGCTTTTGTCGCTGCAGCCAAGCAGACTCGTGTTGATCGAAATAATCTTCGTCCCACTGCCGATATGGCTCTGTTTCAACGACGGCCTTCCGTGCGGTTATTGATTGCCTTACCCGCAATCGCGAGATTATTCCTGTCATCAGCTTGCCCTCAGACCAAACAAATGAATTGTTCCCGCTGCGATATTGCCGGTCGACGCCTGGAACCGGATGGCATTGACCGCCGCCGCGCTTGATCGTCTACCGCCTCCGATCGCTATCTGGACTTGCCCGGATGTAGTGACAAAAGCCAGATGCCAAGATAACGTCGTTTGAGCAGAGGCCGCCGGATTGTAAAGGTACACAATACCGTTTTGTAACTCATTGGCCCCCCCTCCAAAGTCATCGCCAAGAACAATCTGCGCGTCGGCGTCGTCCTGAGCTACAAGGTGCGTGACGTTGGAACGAAAATAACCCCATTCGTAATCGCTCGCCCCGACATCGAACGAGGCGCCGTTGTTACCATCAGTCAAAATCTCTAGAACTGCATCGGTACTTAGGTCTATTCCGTCCAGCACGAACTTATAGGCGATGTAGGTGTTATCAATGTCGGTGAAATCGATCGTTCCACCCGCGCCGGCGACGGATCCGACGAACTCCCACGCCCCGCTGCCATCCGCCCCGCGCGGTAAGAACGTCCCGGCAAGCTCTGTCGCGTTCGCCGGCACGTCGCCAGATACCGGAGTGACGGTAAGCTTGCGATACCCGGTTCCGTCGACGACAGAGCCGGTAACAATTAGTTCCATAAACACGGTGACGTCGGTCGGGTCTTGAAGCCACAGGGTGCCGCGATTAGCCGACTTGCCGTGATCGTCTAGCGCGTCGAGCCAATCCTCCACGTTGTTTCCGGCATTATCCTCGTCGTCGATATAGATTTCGGTGATCGACGCGAATGTCGCGTTATTGGCGCGCAGCAGGCCGGTGCCGGGATCGGCATCGCCAGTCTCGTCGTCGAACGTCCAGCGGTGTCCCGGCGTAAGCGCGTCGTTTACGTCGTACTCGGCGGCGGTGCCGATAGCGACATATCGCTTGATCCGCTCTTCCGCGCCCTTAGTCACCGTGATCTTGTAGGCGCCGCCGACTACGTGAAACTCGAATGTGCCGTCGGCGTTGCCGGTGAACGGATTACCGATCGCCGTCGCGCCGGCCCGGTCGGAATAAAGTTGCACGAGCGGGGCGCCGTCGGTTTCGCCCTGGACCTTGATTGTCGGCGAGGCGAGCGTGTTGCCGGTGGCGTCTTGCGCGACGCCTTGGTGGCGAGCGAGTGTCATGGGTTGCCCTTTGGTTAGTTGACTTCCGATCCGACCCGATCGCCGTCGTTGACCGTAAAAGTAATGTTAGAAACGCCATCGATCGCGCGGCCGGCCGCACCCGGCGTAGCTGATCCGTGCGCCGCGCTGTCGCCAGCCGCGCCCTTAGCGCCGCCATCGCCACCGGCGTTATTGTTCGTGCCGGCGCCACCGCTGCCCGGAGCCTCGGGCGTTGAGTCTGCGCCGGCCGTCGCAGGCGACGTTGCCGCGCCGCCAAGCGACGGAGTCTTACCCTGCCCTGCGCCGCCGCCACCGCCCGGCTGATTAAGCGGTCGACCGCGAGCGCCCGCGCCGGCGCCGCCGCCCCCCCATATCTCGCCGGTAGAATTCAACTCAACGTCGATCGCGAAGCGCGTATAAAGCGCGGTGCCGCCCGCCTCGCCGTTTGTCGGCGACGTTTCGGTAAGGCCATCGATCTTGCCACCGCGGCCGCCGTCGCCGCCCTTACCCTGGATTCGCCCGTTGATAACGATCGTCAGCGGAAGGCCGGCAGGCCAATCGCCAACATCGAACGCGATTCCCGACGTTCCGGCAGCGGTTGACCCGACGATCACGCCTGACGCAATGATACATTTCAACGTAACGCTGTTCGCTACGTCCTGCGTTGTGATTGCCGGGAATAGCGCGTCGTGGACGGTCCTTAGGTTTAGGTCATTAAGATTCGTATCGACGGTAATAACTCGGTCGACAAGATCGGCCGGGTCGAGTTGCGCGAAATTAGCCTCCTCGCCCTCGACTAAGATATGAGCGTCGCGATTCTGAACGCTCGTAATAACCACAGGAACCGTCGACTCCTCGCCGGTTTCATCTTGTAGATTCCAACCGCCTACCCGGATACCGTCGCCGCGCTCGACCTCAACATCGCCGGTCCTCAACAGAGAAAAGGACACGCGGCGAGGCGGGTCCCGATAGCGGCCGAGGACGATGTTATTCAGCCGAGTCGCCAGCGATCTGCCGAGCGCCGGGATCCACCGCGACAAGATCGTCTTGACGGCCGGTGATCCGTAATCGCCCTGCGCGTCAACGTCGACCTTAAGTTCGGCTTGGGCATAATTCGACGTTTCGTCGAGCGGCCGAGTCGGATCCCGCTGGCCAAAGTAGGTCCACACTTGCGAAAGCCGCTTAGTCGGCTGGTCGTCGACCTTAAGCGATCCCTCGATATAAGTGTCGCCGTCAATCGTCGCCGCTTCGGCCGGGATAGCTCGCAGGACGCGCAACTTGACTTGCTCGTCGATTTCATCCCACCACAGAGCCAGGCCGGCTTGCTCGACGAGTTCCGAAACAAGCTTGTTAACGCCGGTCGGTTCGGCGATCGTCGCAGTGTAGACGTTCTGCAAATAAGCCGCAGTTTCCTCCTGCCAATCAGCGAGCGGAAGTTCGGCCGACGTTAGCTCCGTGTAGTTCACAAACAGGTCGTATATAATATCGGCGGCGTCGTCGGCCGTGTACGTCAGGACAAGCTGCGCCCGATCCTCCGCGGCGTGCGCCACGGCCTCGGTGCCGAGTTGCGCGCGGGTAATCGTCAGATCGTCGCCGCTGCGCGTGAATGACACAACCTCATTTCCGCCAAGGTTCAGGTGGCCCGACGCCGGATATTCATCGTCACCGATGCCGGCCGGCAACAGCGTCGCGCTCGTGTCGCTGTCGGTAATTGCGTCGTCCAGATAACCGTTGTTAGCCGCCGGCGCTTGAGCGCGGTCGTCGTCGGCGAATTTAAGTCCGTCCTTCGCAACGATCTGAAAGCGGCCACCTACCGACGGCCCGGTCGTCGACTCGATAAAGAAGTGCCTGGTTTCCATATCGGCGAGCGCCTGGTCGGACGTTCCACGTATGACGCGAAGCGGCTTGCCGATAAGGAAGGGCTGACGCGAGCGGAACTTCGCCCAAAACGAACCGCGATGATACGGATCGTAATCGCGCTCTGAGTGATACTTATCGAATCCGTCGCCGGTATCCGGCCACGGATGATCTTCGAACTCGACCGTTACGCTTGACCGCACGCCGAGATTTTCACCCAGGCTGACAACGGCCGGCGACATTGCGACACCGACAATCGACGGAATGGCATCGATTGACTGCGACAAGTAGTCGGCCGACACCGAGAACCGATGTGTAACGGTTTCCGCGTCGAAATTGTCAGGATCCTGGCACGTCTTGAGAGTATTAAAACACTTGCGCGGGCCGGTCACAAACGGGGATTCAGTTTCGGTGCCGACCAAATCCTCAAAATTGCCGCCGGTTCCGTAGGCGGTAAGCCAATCGTTCGATGCCTGGAATAAGATCGGCGGCGACCCCGTGATCGACTCGCCGCTCGGCCCGAGATAGACCGGCATGCCCGTCTCGCCACTCGTATCCCACACAAGCGCGAGATTAGTCGCGAGATCGACGTAAAGGTCATCCTCAAACCAAAGTCGACCAACGACGCCAGTGAACTTCTCAGTTTCAGGCGACGATTGAAGGGCCGACAGAGCCCACTCTTGATTTGTAAACGCAATGGTGTCGTCGGTGTACGTGTTCCACGTCCCGGCCTCGACGCCGTTGACGATGAAGTGCCGCTTCCCGCTGTCACTAAGATCGACCGAGGCGGCAAAATGCAGCCATCCGTCCGCAACCTCAGCGACGCCATCCGGTGACACGACTTCGAGTATGTCGGTGTGTCCGGTATTTCGCGCCGCGATAACCAGCGCGTTGCCAGCGGTGAGATAGACCCTGAAGCGCCAGGTCGTGCCGACGCCGCTAGTTCGCCCGTTAAAGATGGTGCGAACCGTTCCGTCGCCGGCGGTCGGTCGCACGCTACCGATGATCGTGAACTTCTTAGAATCGGCGATTCCTGTAAATCCGGGGAAGTCCTTTTCGACGTGACCGGAAAAGATAACGCCGCCGCGACCACCTTCCGGCCAGCCGCTTCCTCGATGCGCCAGGCACGCGCCGGCGCCGCCGGTCAGGCCGTCACCATACTCGCGCGAACAATAGTCAACGTCGACCTCGATATAGGTAACAACGTCATTCATACGACGCCGCCCAGCTGCATGTCGACCTGCATCATGCCGTTAGAGCGCTGATTGGTCGGACGCGGCGTTGCGGTAAACCACGCATAACCGACCTCTGCCGGATAGGTTCCGGGCCGCCATCCGAAAAAGAACGGCGCATTACGCGAAGCCGTAACGAACGGTCGGAAGTTAGCGCGATACCAAGCCGCGGTGAGATTCTGAAACGACACTTCTGTTGAGGTCGACGATCCGGTCGTAATTCGGCCGAGAAAATTGCCGTTTTCGCTGCGCCCAGAAACAACGCGATCTTCGCGGCCGTCGACGATCGGCGTATGACCGACATAGATGTTTCGCTGCATCACAAGCAGCTTGCCAACATACATCGCCGCCGCGAATGGCGCCACGCTGCCGGCGGCGAGTTTCAGACGAATGGACTCGTAAGACGCCGGATCGAACCGGAAGATAAGCGGGCCGTCATCGGAGGGTATCGCCGCCGACACAAGCTCGTCAAACCCGCCGCCATCGTCGCCCTCTACCGAAACCGCAATACCGGCGGTGGCGAAATTGTGGCGCGCGACACCGACATAATCCACGTCATCGACCTCAGCGATTGCCGCGGTGACATACTGTTCGGCCGTCGAAGCCGATTTCCAGCGGTTCGACGTCGCCGGGTTGGCGAGATTCGTCGCCGGAAAGTCTGCGTCCTCGGAGTCGGCCGAGACGTTGTCGATCGTGACAAGATTTTCGTAACCGATAATCGGCGCGTTCGCGCTGCCGGCCTCTTGCAGCGTCAGAAGGTAGGCGGAATTAACGATAACGCTCATGCGAAAACGATCCTTCCGCCGTCGCGCTGATAGGCGAGAAGCTTCTCAGCAAGCGCGCGCGCGTCCATGCCGTTGAAGATTTGATCAGCCGTCGCGCCCTGGACAGTAAGCGTTTGATTAAGCCCACCGCCGCCGGCCGGCGCGCTTGGCGCGGACACAGAGCCGGCTCCGCCGCCCGGTTGCGTTTGCCTTATCTGACGAACCTGCAACGCACCGGCGGCAGCGATCGCCGCGGCCTCTACCCATCGCCACGGGCCGGTACCCTCGGCCAGCGCCTTCGTGATGCCCTGGGCGGTGTTAATTATCGCGGAGGCGATCGACAGAGCCTTGGCGATCTTGAACGCCTTCTCGCCCTTGTCGCGGATGTGGTCGGCCAACTGATCCATGACGCCGGCCCATGCACTGATTGCGCGGGTCTGCGTGGCGCGAATCTGTTCGGCCAGCGCGTCGGCGATCCTCGCCATTTCGTCGGCGTGATCTTGAAACGCATCTTCACTTGCGCCGTAACCCTCGACCTCGTCCTCAAGCAGTTTGTTGCGGCCCTCGGCGGCAATCTCGGCAAGCGCCTTGTCGTAATCGCGCTGCGACCTATTGAATAGCTCGTTCGCTTCGTCGGCAGTTATTTGCCCCGTCGCCAGACCGTCGGCGATAATCCGATTTCGCTCGGCGTAGGCATCGAGCGCAACCTCGTTCGCAGCTCGCCAGCCGGCCTGCAGCGCCTCCAGCTCGCGGGCGATCTGATCGGGGTCGGCGATGAGCGGCGGCGTTTCGCCGGGCGCGCCGCCACCAACGGGAGCGGCCGCCACAGTTTGAAGCTCTCGGAGAAGCCGAATCTGTTCGACAAGCGCCTGGATCGCCGGATTATTCTCGGGCCGGCGCATTTCATTAACGGCGTCGAGATCATCGTTTGCCATTACCCCGGCAAGCGCGGCATTCGTCGCCTGATGCTGCGCCAGCGCCGACGCCAACGCAGCCTCCGCGACCTGCAAATGACCTTCTTTCTGCGCCGCCAACGTTGCGACCGCCGACGGCCCTTGTGCAATCGCTTCGTCAATCTCTCCGCGTAGCGCGATAAGTGCCTCACGGTGGACGTCGGACGAACTTGCGGCGCCCTCCTGCCGGCCTCCCAACAGCAGCACGGCCGCGGCTACGGCCGACAGCACAAGGCCGATCGGGCCTAGCGCCCGCTGGAATGTAAGAGCCGCCACGGAACCGGCGCGTAGGGCGGTCACAAGGCCGCCAATGGCTCCCGCGGCACCGATGACAGCCGACAGTAGCCGGCCGGCCATTAGCCCCGCCAGGCCAGCCCCCAGCACGCCAGTTAGGCGTATGACTGTGTCGATAAGATCCTCGTTGTCGGCTAGGAAGTCGCCGATCGCGATCGCAGCGGACTCAAGCTTTGGCGCGACATTAACGGCGAGCGTATTGCCGAGTCCGGTGAACGCCAATTGAAGGCGCGTAACGGCGTCGTTCGCGGCCTCGATCTGCCGGGCCTCGGCGTCCGTAACGACGACTCCGAACCGTTCAAGCTCCTCACGCGCTGATCGGATCGCGTCGCCGCCGGCCTGGAGAAACGGGACCATATCGCGGCCGGCACGGCCAAATAGATCATAAGCAACAGCCGCAACTTCCGCTTGGCTACCAAGGCCGGAAAGGGCGTCCGCAATAACGATAATACGCTCGTCGGCGTCAAGATCGATTAAGTCCTCAGCTGCTATTCCCAGAATATCCAGCGAGCGCGCCGCCGGACCGCTGCCGCGGGTTATTACTTGCCCGAGGCGCTGATTCATGCGCGACAGGCTGGTCGCCATCTGATCCATAGATATGCCCGCAAGGTCGCCGGCATACTGTAGAGTCTGAATAGATGCGACCGACGAGCCGATCTGTTGCGCGAGCTTGGATTGAGCGTCGATCGTCTGAAGCGAGTTGCGAGTCAGCGCGAGAAGCGCCACGCCGACGGCCGCCGTGTAAGCCGCCGCGACGCGAGTCACGTTCCGCCCGAACTTGGCAAGGCGTTGCTCGGCGGTGTCAGCGCCGCGACTAAACGCGGCGGTGTTCATCCCGAGATTAACGCGGAGGGCGCCGATTACGGCCTGTGCCATGCTGGATTCGCTCGCGGGTCAAAAAGGAAAAAACGCCGGCGACTAATCGTCGTCCGGCGTTTCAAAGGCGTCCTGATATATTTCCTCGGCTTCGGCCTCGGTAAACGGGCCGATCATTCTTTGTGGCCGCTTCGCCTCGACCAACCACCAAAACTCGACGGGATGCAGGCGCCAGAATACGTCCGGCGACAGGCCCCAAATGCCGACCGCTAGCTTGAACGCTTCCGCGACGAAGCGGTACGGGCGGCCGGCCTTGCTTTTTTTGGCGACTTGACTCCCCTAGGCTCCACGGCGTCGGGCGGAATCATCAGAGTCATAAGCGTAAGCAGCGCGTCTTGAGCCGAGATTGCCGTATCGGCGACGAACATTCCGCGCAAGACCTCGTCGTTTGTCACGTCGGCGCCGGCATAACGCAGCAACTCACCGAACGCCGCAGCGAGAACTGTCGTCTTGACGGTGCCGCGGCGCTGACTCACGCGAACGAGTTCGGGGATCGTCGCGCCGGCGCCCTCAATCTCGACGGACTCGACGCGGGCGATCGCCCCGAAAACCCGATCGGATGGAATGACAAACTTGTCGCCATTCCATTCCAACTCGATCGGGTTAAAGACTTCTCCTCGGCCGGCCATCGCCTTACACTCCGTCGTCGGCAGCGACCCCGGACTCGACGAAGCCGAGAATCAATATGCTGGTTGTCTCTGCGACGCCGATGACGGTCACGTAGTCGCCGTCCGCAACGTCGTCGACCGGCATAATTCCGCCGGGATCATCTGAGGCGACATACACTTTGCCGACCTCGAGAATGGCTCCGAACGAGACGCTGCCGGCCGTCTGAACGACAAGCGACTGGTTTGCCGCAGCGTCATTAAGAGCGAGACCGAATACCGTACGATTTGCCTCGGTCGCGTGGTCGGCATCGACCAGGCCAAACTTTTTGGTTGTTGGATCGCGGTAAACAATCTCGCCGGCAGTCACGGCGACGAGCGCGACGCCGGTTACTTTGGTTGCGCCGGTTTGCGCGACAACGTTCGACGCAGTAACTGTGAGATCGGCCATTAGGTTTTCCTTTGGTGATGCGTTGAAAAACAGGCGGCCGACCCGAAGGCCGGCCGAGGCGCGCTCACACGGAGTCGCGCGGGGTACATGGTCGCCGTTACTATCCGGGCGTGTAAGTGATCGCACCGTCGCCGCGAAGCGTAGCGGTGAACGTCACGCCCTCTTTGTACGGCTGGCCCTCGGTGTAACTGGCAAGCAAGAAGTCACCAGAAATAACCCCGCCGTCGGGGTATGTGATCGTTACGGCCTTGATGCGATCGGTCTTGGTCGCAGCCGCGGTAAGCAACGTATCCTCCTTGAGAATCCCGTCTAGCGAGATTTCCCAGGACAGCTCGCCGACCTCGGAATCGAAAGTCGGGACGCCGTCGTCCTCGTCGGACGTATATTCGACGGGCTCGCCGTTGATAGTGATTCCCTTCTCGCGGACACCGTCAATGGCGGCGCCGTTCCAGGTGAAAGCGACCTTACGGCCAATCATGGGCTAGGCTCCTGTTAGGCGTGCCAGATGAGAAAATCGACCGATCGGCGATGCACGCTTTCGCCCGCCGTCGATTGAGTGTGATCGCTGCGCTCCGTTTCGAGGAACGCGCCCTGAAACTCGAAGCCATCAACGGTGAACGGCGCGCCAAGCAGCGCGGATTTAAGTGCGCGCGCTACAGTCACGGCGTCCTCGGAAAGCTTCCCAAGGCAATCGAACTGCACGCGCGTTTCGGTTTCGTCGTGCGTAATGTCGTCGGAGTCGGCCGGGATCGAGCTAACTACGAACATCGCGATAGCCGGAAGCGGCGTCGATTGTGGACGGACTCCCCAAAAGACGCGGTCGGCGACAACTGCCGCAAGCCCGGAGTTCGCAAGCAGGTGGGCGGTTAGGGATTCTTCCATTACCGCAACCTCGCCGCTCGCGCCGCCTGGCGCTTGGCCGCCTTGTCAATTTCTTTCCAAAGATCGTCGCCGATGCCGTCGATAACGCCGCGCCGCCTTTCATCCCAAGCCGGGCGCATAAACGGCCTCGGCGGATTGTTTCCGAGGCCGAACTCGTTTAAGTGCGCGTGTGCAAGCGGCCCGGCGCCGACGAACATTTCCACGTCGTCGCGGCCGATCTTTCGCTGCAATCGCCGCTGCCTCGGCGACAGCTTCGTCGAAACGCCTATGGAGTCGCGAAGTTGTCCGCCGCCATCAGGATCGACAGGAGCCTTAGCCTTCGCTGCGTCCGCGATCGGCTTGCCGCGCTTCTTTAGAACCTTGCGCGCGACGCTCTTGCCGACCGATTTCGGAAGCTCACCGAGCGCCCGATCAAGTTCACGCAGCCCCTCAATGCGAACAAGCTCGGCCATTAATCCGCTCTTGCGGTTGCTGTGATCCTGAAGCCTCGACGACCGATTTCCTCGACACCAGAAATGTCATATTCGACACCCGAACACTCGATCCGATCTTTCGGCGTGACAGTTGCAAGTGTCGCCGATCGGCGAATCTCGAACACGTTGGTTATCTCAGCGCCGATCTGACTTGACGCCAGCCGCTCGTTCGTCGTCGCAGTCCGCATCGAGGCGCGAGTCGACACAAGGTCGTGCCAGTCCTCGACCTCCTCATTGAAGGCGTTACGGCCGACGCCCTTACGACGGATCGTAACGACGCGGTCGAGCTTGCCGGCCCTCATACGATCGCCTCCTTATGCAATATCACTAATAACTCTCATTCGAATGTATTCTGTGTTCGGAAACGTTTCTACTGAGCCGTCGCTGTAGGTAATTTCAAACTCAGCCAAAAAGTCTCCGGATTCGGTTATGTCA